CTTCCGGGGGTCAATTCAATAGTATGAACACGCGAACCAAATACAGAAACCAGTACTCGACGGTGTTCGCACCGTCTTCATGGGAGTCTCTAGTTCCGACGCCTGGACCAAAATCCGGAACGTTAGAATCAAGGCTCTTACAAGTAAGTGAGAACATGATCGATGGCCGCAAGGCCAAAAGGTCATATAACTCGTGTAGGCACGGTTACGGGAAGTTGCTGTCGATAGCGACGGCTACATCTCCACACCGTTACGAAACGGGTCCCACTTATTGGACATCTGCAGACTGTGGAAGCCAATTCTGCCATCTCTCCGGTAACGTCGCATTGCGGCGTGCCGAAGAGGCAACAGGATCTGGTGCCGATCAACTTGATGAGCGACTTATTGCATATTACATGCAAAAGTTGGTCAAAAAGCCTCCGGTGGTTCTGTCCCTTCCGAACTTCCTTTGGGAACTTCGGGAGTTCAAGCGTATGTTTAATGTCTGGGGTACCCGTTTCGGGTTTCTCCATAACATTGCACATCTCCGTCTTGGATACGAATATGGCTGGAAATTATTTCTCCAGGATATCGTAAAGATCATTAATAGTATCAAAACCCTCCATAAGCGCGTCAAACGCTTTTTGGATGGAATGGGTACTGTTAAGCACAACCGCTATCGTGTGCGGTTGCTCGATCAGGACAGAGGCTTAGTCACCGATAATGGTATCGGCTGTCAGGAGTCGTTCCTAGAGTTAAATAACTCGTCTTTTGCGAGTTTCTCTGGGTTCTACGATTATTCCTGGCAGGCTACGGAGCATTATGAGGTAGCGAACATTCGCTATTCATATTTTGCTCCGGAGTTGTCAGCCTTCTCGGCACAATTAGGATATCTACTCCATGCCTTTGGCGTAGAGTGGAACCCCAGAATCATCTGGGATGCTATACCATACACGTTTGTCATTGACTGGTTTTTATCAGTCGGTGACTTCATCGAGGACTGGTTAGCACATCCTTTAGTGCCTGTGCATGCTCGCGTCCATGACTTCTCGATAACGAGGAAGTGCATTGTGGACGCAAAGGTTGAGTACAGATGGTTAGTGGATATCGTTCCCACACCAGTATGGGCGTATAACACGGTTTTGTACCGTGGACGCTCGTACGTACGTGTGGCTGATATCCACCCTAAACCAACTGTACCTGACCTTATCAACGCTGGGTTTAGCAAGATCGGAAGATCTCGCTTTCTAAACGGCGCCGCCCTTATTGTGGCGAGGTCGCAAATCCCAGCATCAAAGCTGCCAAGGCGCGTACCCCATCCGCGTGGGAAGAAAATTCTTGGAAACAAGAAAAATCCTAATCCACTAACGAATGAAAGGCGCGAGCCTCAGGTCAAGTTCACATGGCCAGATCGGCCATGGGCCCCCAAGTACTCGAATGAGTTTCTTGCGGACTTCAAGTTATACAATAACGCTCCGAAAACGAAGCGTTACATTGTTGATTCAGAACCGCGTCATAACACCGCTTGGGCTGTGAAGTTCAAGCGGGATATTGACGAAACGTTTCTGAAGTCATCCTACATAAGGTAGGAATAGCTTCTTGACTTCTCCCTCAGAGGGAGTTTAGTAAGCAGCACACGAAGTGAAACCAGTACACCTTGCATAAAGCAAAATGATCACTGATCCACTTACATTAGGGATAACAGGAAACGTAAATACGTTTGCGCTCACCGAACAGGGGCCTGGTGCTCGGACAGTACGTCCGACCACCTCAAGCTCCGAAATCGGTGTAGTGTATACGTACGAAGGGATGACCTTGACAATCTCTCACGAGACTAACAAGAGCAAAACCCGTCGACGTTCTCTGTTACGGCTTGACTACTCGGCCTGCATCAACACAGCGTTGATGTCACCGTCGTTGGTTACGCCGCCGTTTGCGTACCTCGTTGTTGATCGTCCAATAGACGATCTTCAAGGAGACACACCGCTTGCGGCTAAGAAACTTCTGTCTCGAATTCTCGGTTTTCTAACCGCGAACGCGACAGCAGCTCCGGACCATACGTTTGCGGCAGTACCTCATGTTATTGAGTTACTCCGCGGCGAACCGTGAGTTGAGCAACCTTGTTGGTTGCTTGGTTTTGAATAGGGACTGTTAGAGGTGACGTGCGATAAGTTAACAATTATCTACTCATATGAGCGATAAATACAACGACATGGAGCATATGCTCCAGCTCACACACCACGTCCTAACGGACGCAGTTCATACTATCGGTCATCACGATTTGTATGTTAAAGACTCGGGTCCTAGGCTAATCGCCGAAGACATGAGTTACATACGCAATCGTGCCCAAGTGGAGGGAGCTTCGTTTTTTACGAAGACCCTCCCCCTGTACGGTAAGCGGCTTGACGCCGCCTTGCTAACAGGTGTGTTTGATTCGCGTGGTTTCAGAAACCGCGCAACGAAGAGCGTCCTATTCGGATGGCTCCTCGATCAAATACTATCTACAGGTGACGCCGTAAAGGCCCCTGTAGGATGCCCGATAGCGGTGAAGCTAATTAGGCAACTAACATATTTATTCTATAAATATGAACTACCGTATAGCCACGAGCAGACGACGAAAGTCGTCGACTCGTTCATCGAAACAGAAAGGGAGCTTCCAGATCCGTCGCTTTATTGCGATGGGCCTGAGGATCCCCTTCTTGCTCTTGCTTCAAATCTTATCGCAATTGCTGTCCATCGGTTCAATGCTTTGGAAATTATTCCGAAGCACGGGCCGGGGGCAGTAGCGACAGGTGAGAAGCAATGGCAGAAGATGCGTTTTGCACGCATCTATACGTCCCTGGAGCAGCTATATCCATTCACTGAATGGATGTGCGCGTCAATGTCCCATGTTGCCGATTCGTATCGGCAGTTTGAGAAGTTGAAGGTCCTCGAGGCGGGAACGGCGAAAGTCGTTCTCGTCCCGAAGGACTCGCGGGGACCAAGGCTAATATCATGTGAACCTCTGGAGTACCAATGGATCCAACAGGGCATCTCAGAACAGCTTGTAAAGCTGATAGAGAGCAATCGATTAACTCGGGGTCGTGTGAATTTCACCGATCAAGAGATTAATCGAAAGCACGCCTTGTGGGGTTCGATGGGAACACACTGGGTTACGCTTGATATGAAGGATGCGTCTGATCGAGTATCGCTTGCTCTAGTGAACAAGCTATTCGAGAAGACGTGCCTTCTTCAGTATCTGTTGGCCTCACGGTCAACAGCAACTAAGTTACCTAACGGCGACGTAATTACCATGAAGAAGTTTGCTCCAATGGGATCAGCATTATGCTTTCCCGTTGAAGCTCTCGTCTTCTGGGCGCTTGGCGTCGCTAGCTTACACCTGAACACTGGACTGAAGCTCTCACGAGCTCTGGCGTGTGTAAAGGTGTACGGCGATGACATAATCACGACTGCAGAAAGCTGCGCGGCCGTGATCTGTACTTACGAGAAGTATCACCTAAAGGTGAACTCGAGTAAGTGTTGTACAACAGGATTCTTCAGAGAGTCCTGTGGCATGGATGCCTATCTAGGCATCGATGTTACTCCGATTAAAATCCGGAGTGTATGGTCATCTAACCCTGATTGCAATGCGATCGTTTCGCTTGTGGCAAGTTCGAACTTGCTTTGGGCGAAAGGATATCACAGTGCGGCGGAACATCTAGAGTCGCTAGTCAGAGCATGTACGAGCAAAAGGATAAAACCTGATGTTCGGAAGGCTCTGGCAAGCTTACCTACGGTCGCGGATGAGAATCCGAGGTCGTATTTAGTATTCCACCGTCCGCGTATCGTGGATGACTTTAAGGGTATATCTAACCGATATAACCCCTTGTACCAGCGTCTTGAAGTCAAGGCGTTGGTGAGTCAGCCTCTCTTCCTATCTAGGAAGAGGCCCGGGTGGGAGCTTGTGTTCGAGTCTTTAATCGGACTCGAGCATAGACGAGGTGTTTGCAAGGCACCTGGTCAGTCAGCTCCTAACGGATCCACGAACGTGCGATCATACCCTATCCGCGGCAGGGTTTCCCTGAAGCCGCGGTGGTGTCTTAAATGACACATAAGGCTTATCTAGCCTTATTCCGGACTTAACTGTCC